GCAAAGGCAAAGGGCCAACACCCTTGTCGCCGCCTGCACGGCCTACGGTCAACACGACGGCACTAGCCGCTACACTGACCCGGGCCATCAAGACCGTCCTTGTGAAGCGTCCCACGCGGGGCGCCGAGCCTCCTCCCACCCTCAACACCCGCTCACTTGCGAGCACTTTGACCGCGTCCATCAAGAAGGCCCTTGGGGCCCGGAAAGCTACGGCCGGTATCAACACCCGTGGACTTTCTACGGCACTTTCCGCGGCGCTCGCGCCTGCTAAGGGTACAGCACCCCTCAACACTTCCACACTGGCCAGCACCCTTGCCCGTGCCATCACGGGCGCCATCGCTAAACGCAAGCCAGATGCGCCGTCACCGGTGCGCACGTCAAACCAAAAGCCGTCACCGGTGCGCACGTCAAACCAAAAGCCGTCACCGGTGCGCACGTCAAACCAAACGACGGTCCCTCCGACAATCAATAAGAATTCTCTCGTGAAGTCCCTGACCAATGCACTCAAGCGGGCTTTTGCAGGCGCCGCCCCTCCTCCAATGGGCACAACTCGGGTGACGAATGGGACGGCGGTAGAGTCTGGACCGCTTGGAACTCCCGGAGCGCCCGGAGCGTCTGGAGCGTCTGGAGCGCCCGGAGCGTCTGGAAAGCCAGGAGCGCCCGGAGCGCCCGGAGCGTCTGGAAAGCCAGGAGCGCCCGGAGCGTCTGGAAAGCCAGGAGCGCCCGGAGCGCCCGGAGCGTCTGGAAAGAACGGAAACGTGTTCCGACCCACGGCTCGCCAGACTGGCGGCAGTAGTACTACGACGAGCGTGACGGGCCCGACGGTCACTGGCCCGTCGATCACAGGTCCTACCATCACCGTCGCCGCACCGAACATCAAGATTCAGCTGAACGGTCTCGTCAAGGCGACCGAACAGGCCCGCGCCGACCCGAATAAGATGGCCAATCTCGAGCGCACGGTGGCCAATTTGAAGGCTAAATTGAGCAATGGCTCCGAGGCCAAGAAGGCTCTGAACGTTCTTTTCCCGGCCAAGGTGAACATGGTGCCCTCGGTGGTGCCAACTCCGGCAGAGGTCAAGAAGGTCATGAACAACGCCGTCGTGAAAGAGGTTGAAAAAAAGCAGGCGGCGACTCAGGTTTACAAGCCCAAGACGCCACCTGCGGGCAAGTCCGTCAAGAACATGTCGTTCCAGGAACTTCTGGCCATGCGCCGCACCACCAAGAACCGTACAGAGATTAACCGGCATCTGCGTCAGGATGTGGATTCTGAACTGCGCAAGATTGAGCGCATGTCTTCATCTGAGCGTGGATGGAGACTGGGTGAGCTTTACAAATCGCTGCCGGAGGGTCTTCCGGCCCGTGCCGTGGTCTTGCGTGCAATTCAGGCTGAAATTCGTCGGGCCGGCCGTGAGCGCGACCCCGTCGAGGCCAAGCGCCGTCTGCGTGATCTGTACGGGAATCTGGGTATGGGTCGTAGTGTGCCCCGAGAACTCACTCGTGAATTTAAGACTCAAAATATGAGAGCCCTGACGAATTACAAACGTGAAGAGGAGCGCCACGCACGCAAGTATGGTGGGTCCCTCCGTGAAGGTCGTGAGATGTACCGGACCGGGAGACCCCAGGGTGAAGTGGCGCTCATGCAGCGTACGCCCACCACCGGTAAGGTTGGTGCTCCAATGGCGCGCGAACTCGCTCTGCGTCAAGGGGGTGCACGCCTTCTACCGTCCATCAAGGGTCCTCAAATATTCGCAGGACCGAAGGCTCTCATGGAGGGCACGTCTCTCAAATTACCGTCTGGAATTCCCGGGCCGGCTCTGCCCCCGAACCAGGTGGCTGCGATCAACAAGGTGGGAGGGCCGACGCAGGCGCTCAAGGTTGTGGCGGCCGTACCCGGTGGCGCACCGGCGGTGGCTCGGGCAGCTGCAGACCTGAACGAAATGGGTGGGAACGTCAAGAGGGCGCAGGAGCTCAAGGGCACGCCCCTCTCTGCGATCCGGGCCGTACAGAAGCTCGGTGGTCACAAGACGGCCTCGTACGCTCTAGAGGGCCTGAACACGCTGGCCCAGAGCAAAAAGACGCGGGTCCGCAAGGCCAAGGGGGTCAAGCGCGCCAAGAAGGCCCCGGTCCGCCTCCACGAGCTCAACAAGGTTATCGATGCTGTGAAGCGCAAGAAGCTCGTGAGCCTCGTGACGCACAACGTGGGTAACGTGAATAACAACAAGAAGAAGAAGTACTACAAGAAGGTCATCAAGTCATTTATCCTCAAAAAATCACTCGCGAATAAGGTCAAGGCGGCGGCCAAAAAAAACAAGTCTTGAGGGGGCCAGGGACCCGACCCGGACTCCCAATTCACCTATGAAACCAGGATGGCTGAGACTTTCGAATACATCCTAAAACTTCACGAGATCCGGACCGCCATAATCGCAGGGGACAAGGACCGCCCCGAACCGTCATGGGTCCGCATCACGACCATCACTATGATTTCTAAATTTCAAGAGCAAATTGACCTTCCCAAGTTTCGGGAGAACTTTACGAAACTTGAGAGCGTCCGTGTACGCCCGGTCGGCTCCACGTCAGGGGGGTTCGAGTGGCGTATGAAAGACACTGCATTTTACAACCAGGTGACCATTGGGTACGCCGACCATTACTCGCGCAAATCGATAAAGATATTTCCGAACGGTTCCATTCAGGTTGCGGGGTGCTCGGACCTGTTTGACTGTAAGCGCGTCTTGGCCCAGCTGTCCTTTATCATGCATGTTGTGCTCGAGCTCGAGGCTCTGGTGCCCACGGACCCGCCGGCCGTCAAGATGATCAACACCAACTTCTCATTGAACGCGTCGGTGAATTTGCACAAGATTATCGGGCGCCTTTCTCAGGACCCCACAACTTTCAAGGTTTCGTTCGACCCAGACCGGTACAGTGCCGTCAAGGTCAAGTTTGCTCCCGGGCCGGGTATGAAGCAGGTCACGGCCAGCATCTTCAGCACGGGTCGTATCATCGTGACCGGGGCTCAGACGCTCGCTGAGATTGCAGGGGCCTATGAAATTTTGAACAAAAATATAGACACGGCCATGTTCGTCAAGCGGGTCACCGAGCCGGAGATGTTCGAGGTGGTCACTGGAGCGCGGTTCACAGAGTGGGTCGCGGCACTGAATAAAAATGTATTGTAATTCTAAATGTCGCAGCGCATTGGCATGGCCGATGGTCGTTGCATTACGTCCTACGACTCGAACCGTATCATGAATGATTTCATGATGGCCCAGAAGGGCATCGCTTTCCAGGACAACTACAAGTGGCGTCAGACCCTCCAGAGCACCGACCCGGCCGCACTCGGTCTGCCCCTGAAGAACGCTGCGTGCCGCGGTGGTGTCCCGAAGATCCTGGTAGAGGACGAATAGAATAATTTTGTTCCTAAATAACAGTAATGCCGTCTGAAGGCGTAGTCATTCTAGGGGCCTTGGCGGCGTTTTTCTTTTTCATGATGGTCTTGAGCGCAGGCCTCAAATATTACTTTGGAAAGAAGGCGAAGGAGGACGAAGAGAAAAACGCTTTCGAAGTCGTCGCTCGTGGCCCTTCGGCGGCCTCACCGGGCCCCGCCGCGGGCAGTGACGTCTTGTCCGAGCGTGAGAAACTCATTCAGGGAACGACAGACAAGGTTGGTGCAAAGACTATTCAACTGGATGAGGTCGACATCAACGTCGTGGCGCCGCCGTCCATCCCGAACCCCTTCACGATCAACACAGGCGAGCCGTCCAAGACCATCGAATACACCATCAGCTTCGATATCAAGGTTGAGAAGAACATGAGCAGCGGTGAGTTTGTACTTATGGACCGCGGTGGCTCTGGTGATGACGCCAACGGGCGCCGGCCCAAGATTTCATTGAATAACAATAACACCCTTCAGCTCATACACAAACCCTCTTTGACGTTAAATACGTCCGTAGGCCCCCGGGCCGGTGAGGGCTTCAAGAACTGCACGATCGTCGTCAGCTCAACCGATGAGCTCAAGTCCAACGCCAAGATTTACTGGGACTCGACGGCTGCGGGTGACGCGACGGAGTCGCTTGGGACGGACTGGGGCAACTTGTCCAGCTCGTGGCGCTGGGCCGGCGGTCAGACTGCCGTGAACGCCAGCATCGGCTCGGTCAAGATCAAGAACGCCTACATCTTCGGTCGGGCTCTGGACGGTGATGAGATCGCGACTCTTCTGGGCCGCGGCTCGTCCGCCACGTCTACGTACTGCGCCGAGCCCACCCAGGTTTCGTGGAAGTTCAATCCAGATGGGTATGCATCAGACTAAAGAAATAGGGCGCAATGTATTTTAGAATGAAAATTGTGATCGATGGGAATATCGGTTCAGGCAAAACGACTCAGCTCGGTTTGCTTGAACAGAAGGGCTGGACCGTCCAGCGCGAACCTATAGACAAGTGGCCCTTGAAGCAGTTTTATGAGGACAAAAGCAGGTGGGCGTTCCTGTTCCACATGGTCATTCTCGAAACCCTGAGGCCTGTACGGACCACCCGTCACGTCATTTACGAGCGGTCCCTCCTGAGTTCTCGATGGGTCTTTTGGCCGGTTCTCAGGCGCCAGGGCCACGTAACGCAGATCGAGCACGACACGTACGACCATTTTTACGAACGATTCTCTTGGCACCCAGACATTTACATTTTCCTTTCAAAAAACCTCGACCTGGCTTGGGGGCACATCCAGGCTCGAGGACAGGCGGGAGATGACGGTGTGACCCGCGAGTACTTGACTGAACTAGAGGAACAGTACAAGCAACTCGTTCGGGCAGTGCCCTGTAAGGTCTATATCATCAACGCCAACCAGACTGTGGAAAAAATTCACGAAGATATTTGTAAAGTCCTAGTAGACAATGAATTGCTCTTCAGTGACCTTGGCGGGAGCCAAGTGCAAAAGGCTGGCAGTCGAGGACGGGAAGTGCCTTGCACACCTTTCACACACATGTGCAATCTGTCTTGAGTTGACCAAGCGCACGGACAAGAAGCTCAAGTGCAAGCACGTCTTCCACAACAAGTGCATCACGACCTGGTTCGAGACGAGCATCGAGTGTCCGCAGTGCCGCATGGAACAGGACGATGACCCGATCGTCATCTTCCGCAAACACGTCGAGGAAAACATCCGTGAAAAGTACAGGGACGCCATCAAGTCTCTCGAGGCCGAGGTCCAACGGGCGCGGCGGGCCCGTTGAAACTTAATACCAGGAAAAGATTAATGGAATCCGGTCGTTGTGGGGCCCAGACGGCGCACGGCACCCCGTGCCGAAGCAAGGTCCACGGCGGCGAAGAACGCTGTTGGATCCACAAAGGCCCACAATGTTCCGTATGTCTCGGCCCCATGGCGACCCAACAGGCGAACCGGACCCTGCCTTGTGGTCACGAGTTCCATTCAAGGTGTGTCGACCGTTGGAAGCGCTCGTGCCCCAACGACCCCACCTGTCCCATGTGTCGGGAACCATTCGACTTGCCGACCTATAGGTGCCGTTTGATTATCGAACGCGTGTCCGATAATCAAAGGGCCGTAAGTAATTTCGAAACCCCAAATGTCCAAGAAATCGTAGAAGGTTTTGGACTTGACTTCAGGGCGCTCGTGTCCAGGGGACCAGGTGCCCTTTATACTGATATTCACTTTGATATTGAACCTACAGAAGTTCTAAATGAGATTCTCAGAGAACTCGGCTTACCAGAGGGGCCGCACCATTTCGGTTAGAGTTGTTTCCAGTCTTGGCTAGCCCAAGGCGCACGCCGTAGGCCGAGCAAAACTTGGAGTAATGGAATCCCGGTTTGTAATTCCTGTCCGCCTTGCGCGGGTCCGTGATCGTCTTCCCCGAGGCGTCGACGATCAGAGGCCCCCCAGCCCACCCCGTCTTGTGGGACCACAATTTCACTGGAAATTCAATAACCTTCCCAGGAGGGAGCTTGGTACCCTTGGTCGTCTTGGCGTGTCTGTTCAGAACGCGGAGTTCGGTATTGTCGTTTGCGACCCGACCGTCATTCGTGCTCTTGGCCTTGCGACCTTTGGCCATGGCTGTCCGGATCACCGCCGGTTTCACATGGAAAAACTTGCCTAGAGACTCGGCAGAGTCACCAAGGCGTGTCCGGTACCGGATGGAGCTAATCTCCTTGTACCAGTGGAAATCTCCCGTCGAATTTCCAAAGTCATTCGAGGGGGCCACAAAGCACATCACCTTGTAGAACCCCACCTTTGGCTTTTCACCCCCTGACTTCATTTTGTAGACGGTTCCGGGGTTGTCCGACAGGACGCGCTTCGCTATACCATCACACGTACGAAACGTCAGACCGTTGGCCCGGATACCACTCCGGTCACCCGGAACGCTCTTCGACTGTCTGTCATTAGAGAATGACCCGAACGCATAGTCGTAGCAGTTGTCGTGAACGACTCCAGAGGTTCCCCAGGGGGCCCACGTGTACTTGGGGGCGTAGGGATTCGGTGCGTTCCGTGTGACCTTGGTGTTCACGTTCTTGGACAGAACTTTGGTCTTGTACTTTTGATACGATGGTAGTTTATTCAGGTTGGTCACGCCCGCCTTTATCAGGGTCATTCGGCGTGTGCGCACCACCTTCTTAACAGGCGACACCATCGCACCTTGTTATTATCGGTTACTTTTTTCTGAACCAATAATAAAAAGATGAAGACGATCCTCGAGTCCCGTACCCAGCAGGAGGCCCTCTATAACGCACTCGTGTTCACGGCCTTCGTGATCCTTCTGACCTTCATCATGCGGTTCCTGTGGAACGGGACGCTGGTGAAGCACATCAGCATCCTCCGCCCGGTTGATTCCCTGCTGCAGACGTTCCTGCTGTCTCTGGGTATCGCTCTGTTCCGTCTCTAAAGAGACCAAGTCCGCAGGACTTGTGATCCCACCGGGGCCAAAAGTCCCTTCGGGACTTTCCTCTTTACAACTCAGTGTAACCGCTCTTGATCACACCATTGACGCTTAGCGTCGGGAAGCCCTGAACAAACTCAGGGCACTGACCCGCCTTGCAATCAACAAAAGTGTAAGGAATACCCTTCTCCGTCAGGTAAGCCTCCTGCTTGACGCACCAGGGACACGTCTTTGACCCATAGACCGTTATGTCACCCTTATCAGCCGGCTGCTGACCACTGAAGTAGGACCGGCCGCGGAAGACCATGAGGGCGATTGCCACCAGAATCAGAACAGCCAAAAAGAGAACCTTGGGGTCGCCCAGAACGGCATTACGCATCAGCACACGCTCAACCATTTACTATACGCTCCCGAAAATTTTACGAGCGATATTCGCCTTGGAGCGGAGCCCCTTGATGTTACGGCCCTTGTTCGCGGCGATGCGCTTCAATTCTTCCATGGAAAAGTGGAGGTTGGCGTAGACCCAGCGCCCTGACGAGTTCGACTTGACCTTTGCACGACCTGACGAGGGGCTCTTGGCCTTAGCCTTCGGTGGACTGGGCACCTTGGTCGTCACGATAAGCTTGGGACGCTTGGCGGCTAGGCTTGCTGCGTGCTGTCGCATCCGCTTCGCAGCCGCGTTCAGGTTCTTGGGCGGTGGGCCTAGAGGGGATGGTAGCTTGGGGTTGGGCTTAGGCGGGCTCAAAGCCGGTTTGTTTTTTCGCAGACGATTCTCAACGACTCCGATCGCCTTCATTCTAGCGCTGTTCCACGCGGTTTGGAAATTGGCGCCAGATACGGCCCCCGCATTCTTCCACAACTTCTCAACCAATTTATCGAAATTGGCTGATTTGAGTACGGCACGGGGCACAACCACCCTATTCTTGGGTGGGCTGACCGCCTTCTTGGGTGGGCTCGGGGATCGCTTGGCCACCTTACGCAGACGCGCCTTGGCTGCACGCAGGTTGTAGCCCGTAATGCGCGGTTTGGGCTTGGGTCGGGCGACAAGCTTGAGACCCGCCGCGGCCTTTCTCAGCTGCAGACTCGTGATGAGACGCACGGGCTTGCGACGGTTCGCCGGCTTCAGTGCCGCCTTGGCCTTTTGCAAATTTATGGACAAAATACGCTTAACCTTGACCAGTCTGAGCCTGGCCTTGGCCGCCTTGAGGTCGGGCGACGTCACGTTGCGCTTACCAGTCAAGAACGAGTCCGTCACAAGTCTGGCGAGCGACGGAAGACCCGTGCATGCGTCGCCGTACTTCAGACGCCACTGAATGACATGGCTATTCGTCTCTCCGCGATATCCTTCGGGTACGGCCCTTTTCAGGAACTCGATCGCCTTGGGGTGATCGGCCGGGGAGTGCTTCATGGCCCAGTCGAGCATTTCGTTCAGGAATAGGTGGTGGTCGTAGCGCTCGTCAGTCTTGGGACCGACGCCCCAGAAGGAGGCTGTCTTGGTTCCGTTGGCCGTATTCACGGCGGGATTGGTACCGGACTTTTTAAGACGGGCCCATCCAAAGTCGCCTATGAGGAATCCACGATCCGCGACGAACACATTCTGCATGTGAAGATCGTTGTGTCTGAAATCAGGGTACTTAATTTGGATCTTAAAGAGAGCCTTGAGGATGTCCGAAATGATGTGAGACATAACCGCGTCATTGACGTGGGTACGCTTTTTCATCCAAGAATCGAGCGAACCACCCGTGGCGAATTCCATGAGGAGAATGCCCTGCTTCGACTTGTCGTAACGGGCCGAGTTCTGAACGTTAGGCATGTTCATCTGTGTCGGTGTAATGAAGTTTTCACAGCGCATATTCTTGTAAACGCGCACGACACTGGGCGACAAAATTTGAACAGCGTCCTGAATACTGAATTCTATATCGACGGGTTGGGGTTCGTGACGCTTTACGGCCGCCAAGTCTCGAGGGGCGACCTTCACGGCGAAAGATCTCTTGTTGCCGCTGAGCTGCTTGGCTGCGTACACTATACCTTGACGGCCCTTGCCTATCGGCGTCAACGAATCGAGTGAGGATTTGAGCTCATCACACGACATGGCCCATTCGTTCTTTATCGGTCTTTGTGGTGACCTTTTGAAAGGGGTGAGTTTGGGCGCCGGGTACCGCCAACCACCCGGAGGGGGGACGTACTTGGGCATCGGAGCTCCTGGTAGGAGTCTTCTGTAGAACAATCTACCTTGATTGTTTTTGTAGGGAATCAAACGTTCTTCCTTGGGTGGTGGCGCTGCTCCCCGTGCCCGGCGCTTACCCTTGGCTCTGTAACGCGTCGGGTTCGCCACCTTGTCGGGGTGCGCTTTGAGCCACGCGATGGCCTGACCCTTGCTGACGATGTTGGCGGGGATGTTAATCTCTGTGTTACCGGCGTTGTTGCGACGAAACACATAGTGACGACCGTTACGGGTCGAAATTGTAAATTGTCTGGAGTTTATCCAGCTCATAGTTAGTATTAGTACGCAGTATTATTTTCGGCGAAGCCTTGTTTCTATTACACGTCAATTAGAGGTCAAAGTCTGGGATCTTGGCGAGGACAGTTCCTACGGAACTGGGACTACTCCTGGTCGGGGTCGGTCTCGTACTCAATCTCGCTGGCGACATCTGACGCCTTGTCGGAGATGGGCTCGTCGGCAGGGGCGAGAAAAGCACACGGCTTCAGCTTGCTGGTCGGAGCGAACATAACCTGGTGGACGCGCACGGACACACCGACGCCAGCCGGAGTGCGCCAAATCTGGTTCAGCTCGATGATGGCGCTCAGAGCCTGACCGCGCTCGAGCGTGTTGAGCGCAACCGACTCGCGCTGAGCGTTGTACGCCGCAGTCACCAGCGCGCCAGACTTGGGATCCACGACGCACTTGAGGTTCAGCACGGGCGCGTAACCCTCCTTGGCGCTCGGCTTGATGGGCGACTTGTACATGCCCTCGGCGATAACCTCGCGAGACATCTTCTTGCCCAGAATCTCATCAGAGTTGGCCGCAATGTGGTCCAGGACGCGCGCGTCCAGCTTGGCGAACGCCTCGAGAATCTCGGGCTTGTCGAGGCTCAGAGGCAGTGAGTAGCTGACGCGGCCGGTGCCCTCGTCCTTGTACTCGCTCAGACCGAAAGGTGCGCGAAGTTGGGGCAACTGGAAGATGAGCTTCTGGTTACCAGGACCGTTCAGGTATACGGCCTTGCCACCCTTGGCGTTCTTGTACACGGACGAAAAGGTCACGTCGGAGGCGTTGAAAGCGGAAAACATCTGGAGAGCCATGTGGGTCTGTTCTACTGTTTCTGGTACCGAGCCCTTTATGTGGCTCTCACAGGACACCAATTTTTTTCGGGCCCTAGAGTAAACATGTTCACGGGACTTCGGTCGCGTTTTGCAGGGCCCCGGCCGCTGGCGACTACGAATGTCGAGAGTGCCATAGCCGCATACGCAAATGCGGCTCTCAAGGGGCTTCCCCCCAACAAGCGTAATATAAAACCATTCAAAAATGCGGCAAATAAATGGCTAAACGCTACCCGTGTCGCGGCTCTTGGACCGGCCGGCGCGGTGACTCCCGAACAGGCCATCTCTGGAGCGGAATTGCCGTCTGCGAATTATGGTCTCACCCAGGCGTATATGAATTTGAAAAACAAAATCAATGTCGTCAACAAAACCGCACTTGCGAATATTTCAACCCGGGTCAAGACTATCGTCAATCAGGCGCAAAGTAATAACAAGCCTGAGGTTATCAAACTGCGTGAACAAGTGCAACGCGAGCTCGCCAAGGCCAACGCCATCATAAGCGCGAACACCGGTCTATCCATGGCAATCAAGTCGTTCATGGCGACGTTGAAGAGAGCCAATGGCAACAACAATGCCGCCTACAAGAACAAAATCAATAGTGCGTGGGTCCAACTGCCGCAGCCCGTGCAGAATGCCTTCAAGAATAATTACAATAAAGCCATGTCTGTTATAAATCAGTCGAAGGCCACCGTTACCCGCCAGGCCAATTCCACCGCAAAGGCGGCGCCCATGATGCGTAACGTTGCAGGCGCCTCGTACTTTATCAGCAATGTTAACAAGAACTTGAAAAACGCGAGCGTCGTTTACAAAAAGGCTAACAACGGCAATGGCTACTTCCAGGGTAACGTGACGAAGGCTGGTATATTCGGTGGCAGAAAAGTGACGATAAAGAGTAACGTCAGATTCAACTATAATAATGCGACGCGTTCATTTATGGCGCGAGTTCCAGGGGTTGCGGGGCCGCCTATCTGAAACTAATTTCCTTTAGTAATATAAATGGCCTCGCCTTTCACCGCAATCCCTTTCGCCGCATACCTGATCGTGGCCAACCCAGCAACCTATAAAGCGGTCCGTTCGGTCGCAGGCAGCTGGGTCGCGAGCTCAGAGGGTCTCCCGACTCTGGCGGGTCTGGCTCTGCACGCCGTTGTTATGATTCTACTGGTCACGGCCGTGATGCGCCTCCTGCCCACCAAGTCCAAGTTTGATATGAGCCTGGACATGGCTAACCTAAGTGAGATCCAGGAGTTTGACTCGACCATGGCGTCGTTCCATCCGTCGGCAACCGACGTCATGTCGCCGATCGTGGTGGCTGAGGGCGCGCCTATGACGCCGACGGCGCGCGCCCCGGCCCCAGCACCCAGATCGTTCCTGAGCTCGATCCTCGGGCCATCAGGGACACTGAAAAAATAAACCAGATGAATAGTAACAATGCTTATTAAGCTGCTTACGTTCGCGGTCATCGCAAGCCCCCTCGCGTTCAAGACGACGCGTCGGGTCTTTGGTGATTGGGTCGCGGGACCAGAGGGCCTGGCGACTATTCCAGGTCTTCTGCTCCATGCACTTGTTTATCTGCTACTGGTCTCGTTCCTTCTGGCGCGTCGCTCAGGCTTCAAGAGCCGGGGCAAGGAGCAGGACCAGGAGTCTGAGCATCTCCAGCAGCGTAATTTTCTCGGCTCAGAGTAAATGAGCGCGTTCCAGATTATCCCCTTTGTGGCATACATCGCCGTCGCCCACCCGGCGACGTACAAGGCGACCCGTGGCGTCCTGGGCAACTGGGTCGCCAGCGCAGACGGCCTCGCGACCCTCAAGGGCGTGGCGCTGCACGCCGTCGTGTTCGTGCTGCTCGCGACGCTGCTGATGCGCTTCGTGGTGCCGCGCGTATCTGGTTACGGTCACATGATGGGGAAGTCCGAGGGTTACGCTCACATGATGGGGAAGTCCGAGGCTCAGACTTCATGTGACAACATGGGTTCTCCCCTCCAGGGCGTGTCTGGTGTGACCAACGCTTAAAAAGACCGAGTGCGTAGCACTCGTGATCCCCACATGGAAAAGTCGCTTCGCGACTTGCTAGAACTCTTCATCAAACCTGACACCATCACCTTCAATCACCATATGCTTTGAATAATCCCCGACCCTTTTCTCAAAGAAATTGGTCTTCCCTTCCAACGAGATGTTCTCCATCCAGTCGAAAGGGTTACTAGCCATAATAGAATGCTGCTTACAGCCGAGCTGTACGAGGAGGCGCTGAGCCACAAACTTGATATACTCGCGCATTGAGCCAGCATCCATTCCTATCAGTTGGCACGGAAGAGCCTCTGTGATGAATTCGCTCTCAATCTCAAGAGCCTCCGTGACAATCTGAAAAATAGTATTCTCGTCTAGTTTCTCCTGAAGGTGGGAATACAGAGTCACTGCAAACTCCTGGTCGAGCCCCTCGTCCCTGGAAATCAGCTCGTTGGAGAAACTCAAGCCTGGCATGAGGCCACGCTTTTTGAGCCAAAAAATAGCACAGAACGAGCCAGAGAAGAAGATTCCTTCCACACATGAAAAAGCTATGAGACGCTGTGCAAATGAGGCGCCAGGATTCATCCACCGCATGGCCCATTCCGCCTTTTTCTTTACAGCTGGTACAGTCTCTATAGCCTTGAACAGACTCGCCTTCTCTTCTTGATCCTTGACCAGCTTGTCGATCATCAATGAGTACGTCTCGGAATGGATGGACTCGTTGAATGACTGGTACGAGTAAAAGGACCGCGCCTCGGCAATCTGAACATCCTTTGAAAAATTTAGATCGATATTTTCCATCACAATTCCGTCTGAGGCGGCGAAGAATGCCAGAATCGTCTTGATGAAGTGCTGTTCGCCACTGTTGAGTTTGTCCCAATCCTTGAGATCCGCTGCAAGGTCAATCTCCTCGACGGTCCAGAAGGAACCTATAGCTTTCTTGTACAGTGCCCAAAGGTCGGGGTACCGTATAGGAAAGGTTGTGAAACGGGCCGTGGAAGGGGCGAGGATAGGGTCCAGTTCCGAAGGGACTGTCCACGCCGTCATCTTATTAATTATGGGGTTTATTCTTTTAACGCCGTGTGCAAAAGCCGTCTGGGTCGTCATTGGCCGCATCATAGGCTGACGTGCCTTTCCACGTGTTGCGGTCAAATTGCCAGCCGCCGCTTGGTGCCCATCCCGCCTTGGCACGCTGGTCGAATATATGACACTTGTTCACACCTTGTGTAGAAGTTACACTGCGAGTTTTCATATTGAAATTTGTGTTATTCACCAAACCAGCTTGATTATTTTTAAGTATATAGCAGTTTTTGCTGCCTGTTTGCTCGGATATATAACTTACACACCCGTTCGTATAGTCGCATCTGTTTGCACACTCGGCCTCGGTGAGCCCGTTATAAGCCGTCTTTATAGCAGCATCATTCAGGTTGGCCAATTGCTTGTTCTGAGCGCCACTGTATTGGCCAGTACCCTCGGGCGCCTCGGGTATTTTGTATGCCCGGAAGGCGGTGATCCTATTCATCCACCAATTATCGGACACCCATCTTCCAGCCGAAAGATAGGCAATGTTGCCAGAACCGACATCCAGGCTATTTTCATGGATAACCGCGCCTGCACCGTCTGGTATATCGATCGCCCTGACGCGATCATTGATCATCCCTACGTCCGACGCCGACTTTTTACCATAAAACTTGGCGTTGAGTCCGGTGGCGTTCTGTTCTTGCCACGCTGTGGCGCCGCAAGAATTGGCGTCGGTGTTGCACGCCTGAGTTTGGCCCGGGTTCTCTCGCACATGTTGCGCGCACGTTTTACCGCCGTTCGCCTCAGGGACCACCGGTACACTCACCGACCGCGTTCCGTTGCATGCTTTCGAACACGGACCCCATGTGCAAATCGCGTCGCGCTCACAATCATCCTCACCAGACGTTGGACCGCACGCCGTTCCACCGTTCTTGGCCGGGGTGGTCGTCGTACGGGTCCATGGTTTCTTGCCCCTACTCCTGTCGCACGCACCATAGACCTTTGCCGTCTGGACGCAATTGACCACTGCACATGCCTGTGTTTCTGCGAGTACAGGGCAGGCGGCTCCGTTATTCTTCTTGGCCTGAGTGACCGTACGGGTCCGCGCCCTGCTCGCATCCGCCGGGCCACATTCAGCTGGCGTCCACCCGGACCATCCACTGATCTGGCAGTCGACATCGCAATTCACTTCATCAGTGACTCCCGGACAGGCGACACCACCGTTGCTCGGCGCCACGTCACCGACACGGGTCCGGGACGCCCGGCCCGTCGCAGGGTCGCAATTTCCGAGTGTATACGTCGTGCCCACGACGCAGTCGCCGCAGGTCTGCGTCTCCGTACAGTTGCCGTTGGCGTCACACGTCTGCGGACACGCCGCGCCGCCGTTCTTGGGTTGGTACTGAACCGTCGTCCTACGAGTGTTCTTACCGACGCCGTTCACCTTGTTCTCACATGCTGACCACCCACCCCACGGGTTCAGTTGACAGTCAACCGGGCAAGCCTCCTGACGGTTCAGAGGTTCGGTACAAGACCCACCAGCCGACGCCGGGACGGTAATAGCACGAGACTGGGACTTGCTGCCGGTCGTCTGGTTGCAGGCCTGGCTCGCGAGTTCGCCTGCGGGTTCCCATGGGCTGAACACACAGTTCACACAGTCGGCGATGTTCGAGTTGGGATCGGGGCACACCTGACCACCGGGGCCCGACGGGCTCGAGACCATCAACTGGGACTGCTTCTTCCCTGCACCAGTCGCCGGATTCTGGGTCACGCACTGACCAAAGGGCGACCAGTTGAATGCACAGTCGGGGCACGGTTCCGTGTTGCACGGGCGCGTATCGACCGTCTGACCACACGCATTGCCGCCCTCATTTGAAGGAGTAATTATGGACCTGTTGCGAGTCTGGACACCCCCACCACAATTCTTCGAGCAGGCTGACCAATCGCCCCAAGAGCCCATGAGGCAATCGACGCCGACCGGAGGCATGGTCACTGGAGCGTTCCAGATAACCATGGGACTCGAGTCAAAGAGGAGCAAACGTCCATCATCTTTCATGACAAGAGAATACGGTTGGGCCCCCTGGCCTGCGGTTGCAGATGACCACCCCGAGGGCGTCACGCTGTATTGAGAAGAGAAAATGCCGATGTTTCCATCGTTCGTAATCTTCACGACACCCCCGGGAGTCAGGTTCCCTGGTGAAGTCCACATGGTGAAATTACCGCTCTTGACGATGGCCGCCCCGTACTCGTACGTGAAGACGTACTTGCCGTTCTTGCTCGTGAGAGACGCGCCTTCTGCGAGTGTCTCGCCACTTTTCAAAGTGTCTTTGTTGGATGAGCTGGCTGGAGCGTACGTTTGGGCTGCTAGGGCACCCGCGCCAGCCGCGGCACCGGCACCGGCACCGGCACCGGCACCGGCATCAGCGCCAGAGCCAGAGCCAGAGCCACCGGCGCTCATCCCATCAGCCACTGCGGCTTGAGGCGATCCTGCGGCGACCGCGGGCATCGCACCTCCGCCTGTAGTTTTACTCGGCGCGGAGTTCGACAGGAATACTATGACCATTACGGCGATCAAGAATCCAAGTACGAGCATCAAGGCCGATCCCGCCATCTAACATAAGGAAATAAAATGTTATAAGAGAAGGACAATGGCCACTGAAATAGTGACCCGCCTGGCACTTCGACTGAAAGTCCACCAAGTCGGCGGTGGCGTGGTTCACCACGTGGCCATATTGAAAAAGACGCTTGATCGTAAGGGTGTCCCGTCCCGTATGATCAAAGGGTACTGTGTCATCGAAGACACCAAAGAGGCCTGTGAGCACTATTGGCTCCGGACTGAAGAGGGTCTCGATCTTGATATTGGGTTTGCTGTGGCTCGCCTGAAGAATCCAGAACTCATGGTTCTAGAGCCCGTTCTCTTGGAGATCCTTCCCCCGGGCTTGATTCGCTCTGATGCGGAGGAGACCCGGATTCTAAGCGAAAATCATCGTCTCTTTGAACTCTTTGAATCCGATCCCAAAGAGTTCTGGCGCGAGGCTCCGCGAGACGTATCAACTTTCCTCTTGAAATAATAGACTGGTCACTGTCGTCAAACGACGCCTTCTTGGGGGAAAGCGCCGCGGCCAAGTTCATGAATGAACGACCCTGGTTCTGGGGTGGCGCTTCACCGAGTGCCAGGTAATTCTGTATCTTTTTCTCGATAGGGTTCGATTGTTCGAGCGCCGCATTAAACTCGCCGAAACATTCCTGAAGAAAAACCTGGCCGTCGGTCGTTCGAGTCTCACGATCGACGCTCAGCTCCTTGGAAATCTTGAGGGCCAAGCGTCTCATCAACATCTGAGACCGGGTCGCGTTCGTCATCTTCTCGTTAATTTTCATGTACAATTGGATCGAGCCAAGCACGCCCGTCCCGGCCGACAGAACGGCGTTCAGGATACTGACGTACCGCTGAGCCAAAAAGTCATTCAGTGAAATGGCGCACAGGGCATTGAACGACGATATGACCAGGATAGGTATATTGAACCTGGCCGACAGGTTATGGTAATACTGATAGTCCTTGCTGAAATGGTTGGCGTACGCGTTACACTGACGCTCAATTTTGTTCAGAAATTCTTCCTCTTTATCATGCCACGAATCGTCACGCATCTTTCTCTCTTAATTACTTACTTAGAAAAACTTGGCGTCCTCGACAATCTCTACGATGGATGTGATGCGTTCAGGTAACGACCCCTTGACGCCTTTGTAAATCATATTGAATACTGGGTTTGAATTTGTGATCCTGATCTTCTGAAGGATACCCTTGTCTGGACGCAGTTCGACCATGAGCTTGAGGAGGTGCGTAGCCGTATCCGATTTCAACTTTGAAATTGGGACACCCTTCAGGTTCAGCTCAATAATCTCAGTCAGACCGTGCTTCTCGACATACGCATCGAGTTGGTCGACGATGGGCTTGACCGAATCCATGAATGTGGCCGTCTCGGCGACGGTCCTTGGTTGGCGCTCGATGTACTTGTCTCCCAGGAATTCGATAATGAGATGCGGTCCCTGTGGATAGAACACGAGTAGGTCGGCCATGTCTTAATAATTATTACGTCCTTTTCTTTAAACGAAAACTATGATGTCGCGGACGTAGCTCGGAAGCATCATACTGATTGGACGGTAGAAGCTCCTGACCAGAAACCCCGCCCCGATAAACTGAATTTGTTCAAGCAAAGCGTCATTCTTCGTGTATTCGAACACTTCGAGGATGAGTCGGGTAATCTGCCGAACCTCGTGACAGAAGGGATTTGCACCATTCAGGTCGACCAGGATGATCATCGAGCGCGACTGGACGCGCAGGTCCTGAATGATATCGTAGAGGTCTTTGATGGTGGTCGGCACGTAGTCCTTAACTTTGAGGGTCACGTGCGCACACAGATCCCCTTCCCAGGTCCAGGTCATAAATCCTCTAAAGTCTCGCATTACTATTTTATAAGTCGATAATAAATGCTACCAGTTATGCGAACCGCTGGAAGCGCGTGGGTCGGTGTCCTCTGCTTTGCCCTGGCTTTCTGCTTGTCCATGGCTCTGGACCGCATCACCCCAGAACTTGACGCGTCCAAGTCGCGCCTGCGCATCTTCCTGGAGGTTTGTGCTCAGTTTGGCGTGATTGGCGCGTTGGTGTTTCTGATGCGCCACGTCATAAAGAACATCCCCTTCCCGGCCGACGGCTGGTACAAGTATGAGCACTCGACGAATGGCGAGCTTCGGTCCCTGCCACTGTTCGTGTTCATCTTCATGTTCTTCCAAAAGAAGACTCAGGCTAAGATGCGTCACCTGAGTACTTGAAGCACTCCCATAGGTGCCGAACCTCTTTGCGTTGCGAAAGGGATGAAAACTGGTCGATCGTGTACTCGTCACCCATCGAAAGATTGCACTTGGCGCAGATTGGCCGGAGGTTGTTCAGGTCGGTCGCGCCGCCTTTACTTTCCGGCTGTCCATGGCCAACATGAAAACTAAATGGCGTCATGACGTTTTCACACCACGTCACGAGGCACTTGTGTTTAAAGAGCCGGTCGCCGCACCACAAGAGCCATACCTGCTCACGGAGGGCGCCGGGGATTTTCACTTTCATATAAGGGTCTGTTAATTCTGAGCTTTAACCCAATCGAGTCGATCACTCTTGATGATGTTATCTTTGGCCCATAGAGGTTGAAGATTCGTCCAGTGAAAGCACTTCTTTTGCTCTTCGAGGTCCTCGAGATTGAACGAGGCGCATGGTAGGATATGGTCAATGTGCCATTCACCGTAGTTTTCCCACGTCATACCTTCAGTAAATTCAGCTTCGAGGAATGATTGTAACTGTTCGACTGTACAACCTAAAAGTTCCAAAGTTTTGGTTGATTTCACGCCTTTTTGTCGTTTCACTGCATCATAAAGTCTAACATGAAGCGCCATCTTCATGCGGTATTGTGGATCCTCGTCTCGACGTTTCTGTAGGTTCTTCCGACGTGTAGCATTTATTTTATCTTTATTCCGTTTATAATTTTCACGTTCTTTTTTGGTATATTCTTTAATGTTTGAACTACGTTTTTCGCGCCCTATTTTATTCGTGCAAGATTTGCATTCATAAGGTTTCTGTTTTCCCTTTTTAGAGAATAGAGTATGTTCCTTTTCGTCACCGCACGTCTTGCATACTATAGTCTCGTCTTCGACGGGAACCCATTGATTTATTTTGCAATCTTTACACGTCCCTCTTCTGCCGCCTGCGCATTTAGGGTCGTTTGTAAATTGATCCAGTGATTTAGAAGTGTCACATTTGCGACACTTCTTCTCCGTTGGTAGAGTACAAGACATTTTTTTAACTGGAGCTGGACAGTTAAAAAAACGCCCCCGGTGCGAATCGAACGCACGACTTACAGGTTAACAGCCTGTCACTCTAAACCAACTGAGTTACAGGGGCACAAGTCTGACTTGGGTGATTCGAACACCCGACCAGCGGAGCTACAATCCGAAGCGCTCTAGTGAAAATACCACTGCGCCAAAGTCAGAAGAACAGTTTAGGGACTTGTTCAGGTCCAGGTTCTAGCGTGATTTGAACACGCGCTTCGAGAGTCAGAATCTCGCGTCCTGACCACTAGACGATAGAACCCTGCGACCTTGACGTGTGTCGATCACGTCACATTCAGTCTGACGCTCTTCCAGATGATCTACAAGGTCTGACCTTGGCGGGGCTCGAACCCGCGACTTCGGGCTCGCTATTCACATACATAAGACCCGCACTCTAACCAACTGAGTTACAAGGTCGAGAGAGACTAGAAGGCCCGCACTCTATCCAACTGAGCTACAAGGTCCTCAATTCATACTGAAGATTCTTTTCGTACCATTTATACGCGCTCGGCAGCCTGGGCAGGTTGCCTTGTTCTGGGTCCGGGCCCAACACGGCTCGCAGATGACATGGCCGCAGGGGTCGATGAACAAGTCAATATGGCGGTCCAAACACACAAAGCAAGTGAATCGTGCGTACCTTTCAGGGTCCGTGTCCTCGAGTATCTTCTTCATCGCCTGGCTCCGTCCGGTGAGTTCACCGCATTCCCTTGTGAGTCCCTGCAGGTTTTGTGTGCTCTCGTAGTCTTCTATCATACTCTCGAGCCGTTCCTTTAAGGCCTGTGAATTGACGTTCTCGAGCATAAGTTTGATTATGTTTGTTTCATCCTTCTTCTCCATGAGTTCAGCCATGCGCATCATCAGGTCTACACGGGTGCGCGCGTATTCACGTTTGAAATTCGTAAGGGTCTCGCCAAGGGCATTCCAAGACTCGTCGAGTTCACACGGCACTGGGTCTATTGGCGCCATGGGGGGTATGAGGACCGACTCGAGCAAGCTCCTTGGATCCAGGTATGCGAAGTTCATCACTAATTTTACCACGAAATATAACCACGTCCAGCGGGCGCACTGAATAAAAATGTGCCCAAGTACTAAATGGCCAACGCTGTTCTGCTCGCTACACTGGGACTCGCCCTGATTCTGTTCAGCGTCCAGGAGTTCCTTGACCCCGCCAAGCGCAAGTATGCTTCGTGGATCTTCCGCGCCCTGACCATGGGTTTCATGGGCGTGTACCTCATTTATCTGTATCAGGAGATGGCGGGCACCAACACCATGGGCGGCGGGGGCGCTTCGGGGTATCCAGGCGCGATGCCGATGTGAGGAGTCTCAGCAGGCCCCCTTCGAGTATGGACCCGAGGTCTCGCGTCAGGTCTTCCGGGATCAGACCCTCTTGATTTTCGACGAGAATTCCCGCAAGTACGCGGAGATCCTCATCGGTCATTTTCAGGCCCGCCAAATAGCCGATAAGATGCGAGACCGACGCGAACTCTTTCCCTTTGAAGTTCCGCGCCGCCCGCCTGACGTGGACCATCCGAGCAGCATCCAGGACGGCATCGATCGTCGCCCCCGGCATTTGCTCTCTGAGTTTGGCCATCAGTGCCGCCCCTTCGAGGTCAGTCTCCATTATTTTTTAGTACCTAATAATAAATGCTGGACTTTAACACAATCTTCGTGTTTATGTTCATCGCTCTGATGGCCGGTATGGGTGTGGCGAATTTCGTCGAGGCTCGCAAGACACCCCAGACCCCCGGTCAGCCGTTCTTCGGCCTGCTGTTCCTGGTTGCGGCTATGGGTCTAATTCTATATAAAATGAAGAGCGCCTAAATATTCAAGGCAAATGAAGCACCTCATCGGTCGTATCGATGGGGTCTGGGTCTCCAGGGCTAACCACCTTGAGAGAATTATGATTCGAATCGCTGAAAGGGCCGGGTTCACAGTTGTGGGCCGTTCCTTTCACCAATTTGAGCCTCACGGCACGACTGGCGTGCTCGTCCTGGCCGAGAGCCATTTCTCGGCCCACACCTACCCCGAGAACAATATGATTTACATAGACGTCTTTTGCTGTTCTCCAGAGTTTGATCCGGAATACACGGCTGTCCTCATCGAAGAGGAGTTTGCAGCCCTAAAGGGGACTTGGAAGGTTATTGGGCGGTAGACTTTCGTGGTCTGATATTTGCCTGCCTGGGAACTTCTGGGAATTCGTATGTACATTCACTTATCTTTTTGCATTTTTCTATGAATGTCTTCGGATCCATACAACCTTTCATAAAGTTGCACGTCCAGCAGCACGGAACGGTGTTCTCCGTCGTGTAACTTCCCTGCTGGTTGAGTCTGTCAATTCCGTTCAGCCGGACTTCGAGATCCAAGTGGCCACAATATACACACGGGCTCGTGAGCATCTTTTCAGCTTCGGCATCGGCAAGGGACCATGTGATTCCTTTTGCTATTGCCTGCCGTCTCGAAGAACCTATACGGTCATGCACATTGAGGCGCTTCCATTTAGAAAGTCTATCTTTCGCTTGGTCAGTTTTGGCCCAATTACATTTCTGTTCTAAATTGTGTTCTAGTTCTTCTGGACCATTTTTTAGTTTTTCACGATGTTTAGTACTGTATTCTTTACCACGCTCCTTCTGAAGATCCGCATGATATTCCTTGCGCGAGGATTTCTGATCTCCTTTTTTTCCCTTTTCACGGCATTTTAAACATGTGTTGCATGGACGCCCGTTTCTGCCTTCAAATTCCGAAAGAAGCTGAGGACAGCGTGTACAGTTAGTACAATTTTTCGTTTGTTCATTCATTAAAGGTATGGGAGGTTTTATTCTTTAAGCCCCAGGAGTTGGGATGCAACTCTTGGGGCCGAAGCCCGCCGAAGCGGAGGCCCGTTTTTTTGGTGAATGGTTAAACACCCATATAAAATATAGCGTACGCAAGTCCACCCATCAATTGCTGAAGGCCAAGCCACCCATCCCGCTCTGAATTCTGAGGATGTTGTAGTTCACCGCGAACATCTTCTGGAGCAGGTTGGTCGTGCTGTTCTTCAGGTTGAAGAACACCTGGGCGTTATCAATACGCGAGAAGTTGCACGTGCCGGTCGGCTGGTGCTCCTCCGGCTGCAGCGCGAAGGAGTACACGTAGATGCCCGGGTAGGGCGTGCCGGAGTGGTACACGTACGGCTGGTACTGGTTGAAGTACTTGCCCTGCTGCTCCTTGAAACGGTCCTGGCCGTTCAGGATCAGCTTGAAGTCGCGCATAGGGCCGACCTCCAGGCCGCCAGCGGTGACGCCGGTCGCCGAGCCGATGTTGAGGCCCTCCTCGATCCAGCTGGTGGCGGTGGACGTGTTGGAGGAGGTGACAGCGCCGGTCGTCAGAGTGGCGATGTTGGAGGTCACCATGGGCGCGCCCAGCAGGTGGGGCAGCACCGCGCTCTGGGTCAGGATCAGAGACGTATTGGCGGTCACCTGCACGTTCGCGCAGCCAGTGGAGAAGTTCCACATGCCGTTCAGGTTGGACGTGTTCGTCTGGCTGCCGTTCTGGTAGCACCAGATCAGCTCCTTCACCGGGTGGTTGAAGGACAGACGGACGGTGTTCTGGGCGCCCGACAGCGAGTCGCCGCCGGTGTGCTGCACCTGCTCGATCAGGTACTCGTGGCCCTTCTGGGCGAAGCGGCGGCGCTCCTCAGTGTCCAGGTAGACGTAGTTGGCCCACACCTCGAACACCGGGCTGGAGGTGCCGAAGTAGCTCGAGAAGGTCGAGGTCAGGTCGAAGTCCAGGCGGACCTCGTGGTACTGCAGGGCAATCAGGGGCAGGTACAGGCCCGGGTTGCGGTTGAAGAAGAACAGCAGGGGCAGGTACACGTAGGTCTTGTTGGTCGCCAGGTCAGCCGCCGGGGAAGAGCCGGTCGTCAGCTTGCCGTAGTTGATCTTGTCCGACTCGCCCAGGAACACCTCGGCGTACAGGCGGAACCACGCCTGGTAGTGCTTGTCGATGCGCTGGCCACCGATCGTCAGCTCAACGGCCGCGATCGCACGCTCAGCCACCCAGCACTGGTCGAAGGCCGCGTTCGTCGACGTCAGCACGTTGGACACCGGGATCAGGCCCACGTACATGTTGCCGACCAGATCGCCGTTGCGGGCGATCGTCACGGACACACGGCCGCTGTTGGAGGGGGTGCCGTTCACCGTCTGCTGGATGTTCTCCATCGCAAAGTTGGTGTGGCGCTTGTACACCGCCTGGAAGAAGGTCACCTTGGGCTGACCGGTAAGGTAAACGTCCTGAGCGCCATAAGCAACCAGCTGCATAAGTCCACCGGCCATTTGTAATATTCCCCAAGAAAAAAATTTAGACGACTTTCCATTTGAACCCGCCTGCTGACCGTGCTATACCTTTACAACACCGACTTATACCCCTCAAAATCATCCTGAACCGTCTGACCTATATATTCCTTGCGTGGATCGAGCTTGCACTTTATAGAGTATACAAAGGGCATGCACTACTGAAAGTAGCAGAGACTTCTTTAGTTCGAAAACACGAGGCCGCCAAGACCCGACGCCACCTTGAGGACGTTATAGTTCACCGCAAACATCTTCTGGGAAAGGTTGGCGCCCATGCCCGACTTGAGGCTGACGGCCACCTGGGCCATGTCGATCCGGCTGAAGTTGCAGGTGCCGCTGGGCTGGAGATCCTCGGGCTTGAGGGCGAAGGAGTACGAGTAGATGCCGGTGTAGGGGGCTCCCGAGTGGTACTGGTACGGCTGATACTGGTTAAAGTACTTGCCGGACTGCTCGATGAAGCGGTCCGTGCCGTTCAGCATCAGCTTGAACTTGTGCAGAGGGCCGACCTCGTACCCGTAGGTGGTGTTGGCCGTGCCGTAGTTGGGCACGCCCGACTCGACCCAGAACACGTTGCCGGTCTGGACGTTGGACTGGAGGTTGATGGTCCGGTCAGTGACGGCGCTAAGGGCCGAGACAATGTACAGGTTGGACGCGAGCAGGGGCGGGGCAAACAGGCGGGGAACGCCCACCTGGTTCGGCAGGAGGTTCATGCCGTTCTGGGGAAGGACCTGGGGGTTGACCGTCACATTCACATTGGCCGTGCTGGAGCTGAAGTTCCACATGGCGTTCAGGTTGGCGCTCGGGCTCAGCTGATTGTTCTGGTAGCACCAGATCAGCTCCTTGACCGGGTGATTGAACTGCAGGCGGATGATGCTCGGGGCGTTCTCAGAGCTCGCGCCGACGGCGTCCGGGGTCACGTGCTGGACCTGTTCGATCAGGTACTCGTGGTTGTTCTTGGCGAAACGGTCACGCTCGGTGGTGTCCAGGTACATGTAGTTGGCCCAGACCTCGATGCCGTTCGTGCCGAAATAGCTCGAGTAGTACTGGTTCATGATAAAGTCGATACGGACCTCGTGGTACTGCAGGGCAATCAGAGGCAGGTACAGGCCCGGGTTGCGGTTGAAGAAGAACAGCAGGGGCAGGTACACCTTGGACGGGCTCGTCGTGCCCACGTTATTCACGACTGACGACGAGGTCAGGCGGCCGTAGTCCATCTTCTTCGTGTCGTCCAGGAAGACCTCGGCGTACAGGCGGAACCACGTCTGTTGGTGGCGGTCGATCAGCTGACCACCGATGTAGAGCTCGACGCGCTCGATAGCGCGCTCAGCGACCCAGTTCATATCGAAATTGGAGTTGGTCGAGGTTAGCTGAGCAGCCGAAGCCTGGGTCGTCTGTGCGACCATGAACATATCACCGACCAGATCACCCGAGCGGCTCAGGGTCACGGATAAGACGCCACCGTTGCCGCCCGAGCCGTTCACCGTCTGCTGGACGCATTCCATGGCGAAGTTGGTGTGGCGCTTGTAGGTTGACTGGAAGAAGGTCACCTTGGGCTGACCCGTCAGATACACATCCTGGGCACCATAGGCCACGAGTTGCATAAGTCCGCCACCCGGCATTTTAATATAGGTCACGAAAAAGTTCGGGCGCGAAAAACCCAGGGTCTTAATTTCTGCCTGAATATTACAATGTCTCGCGCGAAGATTGAGGAAATCCCTGACGAAGAGGAGGAGATGGAGGAGATGGACGAGGACGACCTCGAGGACGAGGGTATGGATATGTTCGAGGCCCTCGGGTCTCTGCTCGCGACCGAGGATGGCGAGACGATCGCCACGACCCTGGTCGGTCTGAAGGACGCGACCGAGAGAATCGCCCAATGCATGGAGATGCAGAACAAAATTCTAGTCAAAATTCTGTCCACCATGTCGGCGGCCAAGCCGTGTGTATGCCCGCCGGTGGCGCAGGGCATTCTAGCTCCCGCTTAAAAAAGTCGCGGCCACTTGTATCAATGGCAACCAAGGGCTCCACCACCAAAAAGGCTACTGAGGGAAGTGCCTACCAGAAAGAAATCAACTCGTGGACGCCCGAGGACCTCAACAAGAAGCTCGTAGAATGCGAGCGTAATCTCCATCTGGATCTCCAGAATGGAGACAAGCGCCAAGAAATTTTCAAACTCCTCGCGGCCAAGTGGCTCCCGGCATCACCAAACCGGGATCCTAACGGTCTCCCCGTGGATATCGACAAGGAGGACCTCGAGCGCCTTCAGGTGAATAAGCGCCGAATTATCGATATCTGTGGTTACATGCTTGCCCGGTCCGAACTGCTAGAGATTAGTAAGACTGAGACCCAGGACATCAACATGAACCCGATGACCTTTGAGCGCCGTATCAAGCGCTTCAAGGAGTGCTACAAAGCCATCGTCAACAAATTTATCGAAAATGACGCTGAATTCAAGATGTTCAACAAGCCCATGGTTGAGAATCCTGACGTTGATATGGATATCGAGAAGGATGCAACCTCGTACCAGAAGCTCTTGATTTTCCTTCTAAAACAGGCGTACCGTAACGGCTACCGTCGGTATCGTGACCAGTGCTGCAAGGAAATTCGCAACACTCGGGCGTGGAAGCCAGTCAAGGAGATCAAGGACTTTGTCTACGACGAGACCCAAAAGGAGGACAATGCCGAGATGTGGCTGAACCTCACCAACCGAGGGAACATGGCTCACGACGTCATTCGGCACTTGACCAACTGCAAGGATATTCAGTTTTCTGAAATCAAAAAGGATCGTCACGTCTGGTCGTTCCATAACGGTCTTCTGGATGCGCGCCCTCTCGAGATGGTAAAGGATTCTGCGGGTCGCCGTCAGATGAAGTTTTACCGGTACGACGGCGCCGAGTTTGAGAATCTAGACCCGACGCTCGTGTCCTGCAAGTACTTTGACCAGCCTTTCGATCCGTACGACGACACCGAGGACTGGTACGACATCCCGACACCCCACATGCAGAAGGTTCTGGATTACCAGCGGTTCGAGGAGGATGTGGCTCGGTGGGTCTACGTGTTCATGGGGCGTCTGTGCTTCGACGTGAATGAGCTGGACGGGTGGCAGGTCATCCCTTTTCTGAAGGGAATTGCACAGTCCGGCAAGTCTACCCTGATTACGAAGGTGGCCCGTCGATTCTACGAGTGCGAGGATGTCGCGACGCTTTCGAACAACATCGAGAAGAAGTTTGGTCTTTCGAGTATTTACAAGGGTTTCATGTTCATCAGCCCCGAGATCAAGGGTGACCTGCAGCTCGAACAGGCCGAGTTTCAGTCTCTCGTGTCTGGGGAGGACGTCAGCATCGCGCGCAAGTGTGAGACGGCCCTGAGTATGCAGTGGACGACTCCCGGAATTCTGGGTGGAAACGAGGTTCCAAACTGGAAGGACAACTCTGGGTCTATCCTGCGTCGCTTAGCCACCGTCAATTTTGGTCGCCAAATCGCACCCGACGTGGCTGACCCGCACCTCGAGTACAAGCTCGAGGCTGAGATGCCTGCGATCCTGTGCAAGTGTCTGCGGGCCTATCTGGATTACGCGTCCAAGTATGCCGACAAGGACATCTGGAACGTCCTACCCAAGTACTTCAAGACGATTCGAAGCCAGGTGGCGACGGTGACCAACTCGCTCCAGCACTTTCTGTGTTCGGAGAAGTTCCGGTTTGCGCCAGACGCGTTTGTGCCTCAGAAGATCTTCGTGGCTCAGTTCAACCAGCACTGTCGCGAGAACAACTTGGGCACGTTCAAGTTCAACCCCGACTTTTACGCCGGTCCGTTTAGTTCAAAGGAGCTCGATGTCCGGGTCGAGTCCGCGATGTACCAACAACAGGCGTACGCGACTCAACCTATCATTTACGGCCTCGATTTCAAGAACGAAGAATAAAATGTTCTAAAGTAGTAGCAAGATGCCGGGGAACACCCCCAGAACCGCGGCCGCCCGGAAGATTCAGTCGATCTTCCGGAAGAGGCGCGTTTTTACGAACAGTCAGGGAAGCTGGAAGACCTCGGCCTCGTCCCTGACGGCCAAAATAGTAACCTTCAAGTTGCCGACCAATTTCCGTTCGGTATTCGAGTCCGAGCCCAAAGGGTTCTCGGAAATCACGGGCTACAAGGCGTCTTTCAAGAAGCCTACGGTGCGCTGGATTCCGGGTCAGGGCTGGATAGGCAACGCCGATGGTGTGAATAAAGTGTTCGCCAAGAAGGGTCAGCAGACCATTGTGCTGACCGACAAGTACTTTGACGTCATGGGTCTCGGGAACTATGAGGCGGCTCTGCTCGCCATCGTCAAGAACGGGTGGGCACCGCCTCTGCTCCTCAAGGCCCCACCTGTGTACAAGAAGATTGATGGAATTTTCTACGTCAATAGGCCATTCGTCCTCGATGACCTCCGTGAGCAGCTCGTGACGCTCCCCAAGACGATGGTCGAGAGCATTGGTCGATATGACGAGGCCGTCGGCGGCGTCCCAGCCATAGTCCTCAAGCTCAAGAACCCCAAGTGGACATACCAGTTCTTCAAGAACGGAACAGTCCTGTTCACGGGTATCAAGGACCCGTCCGAGCGTGACGCTCCCCGACAGCTTTTCAAGAAGTTTTTCGGTCCGAAATACGATCTAGTGGCCCTTCTGGCCATGAACCTCGCCAAGGAGGCGGCGATCCGGAAGCCCGGGGTGCAAGCCGCCAACGCCAAGAAGGCGAAGCTGGCGAACCGCAACCCCCTCGCGTCCTCGTGGAACATGACGCCGCCCCCGGGCTTTTACATCCGCCCGGGGACCAACGGAAAGCCGCGCCTTTACAAGTGGCGCAAGATGGAGCGCAACATCACTACTCGCGAGTGGTTGAACCGCGGCTCACTGAACATGTCGGGTGTGGGCCCCAAGGTTGCCAAGGCGTTTGCGAATGCCGGTGTGCCCATTCCGCGCGCGACCCTGAACGCCTTTATCCGGGCAGGTCACCCTCTTGCGAACGCCGTGAAGAAGTCGGTTACAGGACCCAAGAACCGCCGAGCGCCGGCATGGAACGCCACGAAGGAGGGGTTCTATGTGCGTCCTGGCCCAGGCAAGCAGCCGTACTGGTTCGCTGTACCGGCTGGACTTGCGGCCGGTCGCAAGACGGTCATCAAGGCGTACACGGACGCAGGGCGCAACATCCCCGCGTCCGTCCGAAATATCTTCAAGATCCCGGCCAACGTCAAGACGAACGTGATCGCCGTCGGCAACCAGGGGACGTTCAAGCCGGGGCTCCAGCACGTCGTGAAGATGGGTCTGAATCGCGTCCTGCGCATCAACAACCGCCAGGCGACCCGTCTGACCAAGGCTGAGCTCCTGGCAATCGCGCGCAATATGAACATCCCGGAGGCGAACGCCAAGATGGCCCCGGCGCGCCTGATTGGCCTGATTCAGAACAAGTCGGGCGTATCGAACAAACTGAACCGGACGTATGACGTGCTTGTGAACGGCACATTCTACAAATTCATGAACAACGGTCGTGTAGAGAAGACGACGAGTGAGGGAGTACAGACGCGGCGCGCGTGGGCGACCATTCCAGTGGCTGAGCAGAACAAGATCGCCAAGAAGCTCTTGCCCGTGAATTTGCACACGGAATACAACGCCACGGCCAAGTCCAATAGGTTCAACACTCTCAGGGCCCACCTGGCGGGTAAAAAGCCAGCCAAGGCTCCGAGCCCGCCCCGCCCCCTAGCCCCGTCGCCGAGCCCTTCTAATTCCAATGCGAATAACGCCATGGCCCTCGAGTTAGAATATGGCCTGCGCCTCTCGCAGAACCTCGGTAATCTTTATCGGAATGGAAATGAGGCGGCTTTCCTCAAGTCCTACGGCAAGTTGCCGTTGGGTGCGCGCGGCAAGCCTCTCAAGGCGAATGTGAATCGGACGTACAAGAAGTTTGTGAAAGAGACGGCGGGCCTGCGCGCCAACGAGCCATCAAAGGCGCGCTACATTGCGCGAATTCAGATTCCAAATTGGCTCCCGACCAACAAGGTCCAGCGTTACAAGAACTTGGTGGTGAACCTGGCCTTCCAGAAGCCCAAGCCCAAGGTGGCGAACATCAAGGTGGCTATAAAGAAGTGGCTCGAGGCCGAAGCGCCTCAGAGTCCCGCTCGCGCGGCGCGCACCGTCGAGAATGCCATCACTGGTGAGATAAAGCACCTTCCTGCCTATGTGCCCAAGGCGCGCAAGACGCCCAACATTCCCAAGCGTTCCCCACCCCCTAAGAAGAGCCCAAAGAGCCCCAGACTCCAGAAGGAGTACGCTCTACCGACCAACAAGACTGGCCTGCAGAACCTGAATAACGCCATTGCTAATATAGGGCTTCCGACCGGTCCACGGAATACTTACACGTGGGCGGGTCTGGTGCGCGCGGGTCTAGACCCCAAGTTCCGCAACGTCTGGCTCAACAAGGTGGCCAAGAACTAGACGCACTTGAGGAGGTCGAAGATTTTGTAAAGTAGGTTGTACATCGTGTCCTGGTCGTTGACTAGTTCGGGCTTGATAATTTCGAGTTCAATTTGGTAGGTTGTGTCCTCATCCGAGTCGGGGTCGTCCGGGTTGCCCTTGATGATGGACATGTCGATCGAGAGATTCTTGCGAACAAAAGACCAACGCTCCTTGGCCTTTTGCTCCGTACTCGTCTCTTCGCCATCGTACTCGAACGGCTCTTCGGTCGAGACACCCAGACGCACGTCGAGAGGCTTGCCGTCGAGCACAAAGTCATCCACCCGGACGCGCTTCTTGATATGACCAACCTGCTCTTCGGTCTCGTCATCGACCGTGAGGCGCTTAGACCCCTCGAAGTAGTACACTGTCGACTTGGTGTGCTTTGTCTGTTCCCACCCGTCGTAACGCTCTAGTGCCGCCAGAACCTTCTTGAAGGGCCCCTGACCCACGTTGGTGTCGAAGCCCCCACGGGCCGAACGGCCGAACCGGATCTCAATCTCGGTCCCAGGGTTGTTCTTGTGCGCATTGATGATCGGCGCCCACTTGTCGTAAATCGGGTGAGCCTCCATTTTTGATTTAGAGATTACACGAGCCTTTCCTCTAAGAGGATGCGCGGACTGATGAACCTGGGTAACACCTGCTACTTCAACACTGCGGTTCAGTGTCTGGCTCATGTTCCACCCCTGAGCAAGTTTCTATTCGAGATGGACCCGTACGACGGACCGTGTGATGTGACGCGCGAATACCAAAAGGTTGCGCGTCAACTGTTTATGAAAGGTGCTGTGGGTCCTATTGACCCTGGTGCTCTCCTAGCCGCTTTCAGGACACGTTTTCCTTCTTTCACGGATGGGTCCCAACACGATGCCCAAGAGGTTATCGTCCTTCTGATCGATGTATTTGAAAAGTCAATTGGTCAAAAGTTGATTCGTTCAATTTTCAATGGAAAAGAGTGCCAAGAGACCGTCTACCCGGGAGGAGTTTCAAAAAAAGAGAATGAATTTGTAACGCTAATTCTAGGGCCAACAGGCCCCACGAGTCTCATGCAGCTGATCGAGGCCCGACTCAAACACGTGGGAATCGAGGGGTACGTAGACGACGACGGCAAGAGGCACCACGTGGCGGCGGTCCGGACGTTGGTGACGGAATGGCCTCGGGTTTTTGGGGTGACGTTCGCGATGTACGACCGGAAATTTCCGATTGAAATTCCTCAAGAGTTCGAGGGACACAAACTGTTCGCGGCGGTTCTACATCACGGGATTCAGGCAGGAGGACACTACGCGCTCTTGGTGCGCCGCTACGACAAGTGGTACATTAAGGATGATGAAACTGTTACTGAATTAAACGAGGTGCCTAAGTGCGCGCCGTTCTACATGGCTTGGTACAGGTCCTGAAGCTGGATATTTTCCCGAATATTCACCAATGTCCGGAAGTAGGTTCGGCGGTTATTCGCGTGCGTCTTGTCGGTCCGGGTCTTCTCCACGAACCACCCCAAGTCCCCGTAGCCACACTCGACTATGGTCCCGTCAGGCAAGTCTGACCGTTGGTTCCGGGTGTGCAACTCGGCCTCCTTGTACGGCTCGCCTCTGTCCTGAACGAAAAGCTCATGACCATTTTGCAAACAAAAATCGATAGTAATGCGCTCTCGGGGTTTCCACTTGAACATGGTCTCGTGGGTGCCCATGCGGATAGGCTCTTCTATAGGAGTGAAAACCAGACCGTCCGTCTCATACTCGAACGAATTTAGATCGGGGATTGGTGATCCCAAGTCCCACATGGTCTTGACTCGGATCTCAAATGGTGCTCCAGCCGTCTTGATAATACCCTTGAGAACCCCCCGGGCCTTTTCGAGGCGCTCGGTGAGTGGTGCGTGCATGAGGTTCTCACCCTTGACCCTGACGGCGTCGTAAACCACAAAGAGCATCTTGCCTGTGCGCGTCTTGACCAGTTCTCCGTCTAGTAGGGTGTCCTTCGGAACCCGAATCTTCACTGGCTCGACGAGGAACGCACGGTTTACCAAGGCTGTGAGCCCGTCTGGAGTGCTCACGAGTAGGTGACGAACGCCGTCAGTCTTTTCAGACACCAGGTACGGTTGGCGTTTGAGGAGACAGAAGTGCCGACGTTCTATCGACACAGGTTGGGGCCCGGGAAATCGCCCAGCAGCAGCGCCTTGCCATGCTGCCTGGATGAACTCCACGGCCATTTTTACTTAAGAAACACCTGTACTCTCTAAGCGCCAAGTTCAACTCCTGCCGCCTCGAGGATATTTCCAAAGCATTCATGTACAAAGTGACAGATGACTGTTGCCTCAGACGCGACACCAATTTTTACATCCAACTTCAAGAGCCGAGAAAACATCGCCTCATTGTCGTCGAGTGGAAGCGTCACGGTCGTCTTGCCTCCCCGAAGCTTCTTGTCGACCGGCTTGGACTCCATGACCCATACACGCGCTGAAGTCTTTGTGCACTCGTAAATACCGTCAGAAAGTTTGCGACCAACCTCGGTGTCGAACGTGAGGCCACGCTGGTGGGCCGGCTCGGTCGAGCCAGCCTTGGTCTTTTTCGAAAATTGGTCCCAGTTGATTCCCTCCTTGACTGAAGGGAAGACGAGGACCGACAGGCCCTTGGGCAAAGGCTCGAAAACCTTGGGCAAGATTTCGTTGTTAAGATTCGTCCCGTACTCCATCCAGAAGATGCGATCGCCCGTTTTGATGAGCTTGGGCAGGGTCGACTTGTCGTCCACGAAGTGAATCTCCAGATGGCACCCGCGCTGCATACACTGGACGTGAATGTTCATCATCGTGTGTAGGGTCGTGGCCACGATCGCCTTGTTGCGGGTCTCAGCCACGAGGTGCATCATGGTGGCCATTAGTTATAACTGGTATCTAAGCCTTAAGCCGCTCATCAAGAGACCCGTAGAACCGGATGTTGCCCACGTGGCCTAGGGTCGTCATGCAATCGGCAAAGATCTGACCGTCCATCTGTTGCCAGCGGCGACAAAAGGCGTAGTCCTCGGAGAGGTACCGGCGCGAGACCGGATCGATCATACAGTCGAAGACGGCGTGATACGTGTCCAGATCCTTGTTCTGGTGGTCGTTCACACACAGGAGCTCCGGGTACTTGTCGTGCATCTTGGTGAACACGTCACGCTTGATGAGCATGAAGCCCGTCGGACCGTCCAGAACCTCCGCAAACCCATCACGAATGGGCGTGTTCGCCGCCTTGAAATTCATCACCAAGGACGCCGATACCCGAGCCAGATCCTTGCGTTCGGCGCCCGTCTTGACGTACGCCTCCGCTTGATCCCACATGACGCACTTCTTGGGGTAACACGCGACCGACACGTCATGATCCGCCTTCAAGAGTCGTATGACGGATTCTGGATCGAAATGGACGTCGGCGTCGATGAACAGAAAATGAGTCGCCTGAGGGCACTTCTGGTAAAAGCGCGCCACAGCCAGGTTGCGGGCACGGTGGACCAGGGACTCGTTTTCGGTGGTGTCGAGCATCATCTGGATGCCGTTCGTGGCGCACGTACGCTGCAGACGAAGCATAGACTCGGCGTAGGCCTGGAGACACATACCCCCATAGCAAGGGGTGCTGACGAATAGAACGACTGGTGTGCTCATTTAATTACAAAAGGCCTGATTCCTTAACTATCACATCAATCTTACCGAGTGTCGGTACAGACACGTCACAAATTCTACAAATCTCCGCCTTGTTCGGTTTGAGGCCCTCGAGCGTCAGCACGTGGAAGATGACTGCGCACGCCACCGCCTTGGGCGTCCGCCCCATGAGCTCCACGCACTCGTCGAGCGCCTCACACCCCTTGACGATTTTCATCTTGATGCGACCCCGTGAAGCTTCTGGTATACACGTAATCTCATTGACGAAGCGTGCAATCAATGCACCTGGCGTCGTCACGTGGACCTTCTGGTCAGGAACCTGCTCTTGAAAAATCTCGGTCGTCCTGGAAAGGTCACGGGCCGGGATCCCGAACGCGTCCGCAATCTCCTTGGTCGTCCGCGCAACACCAAACTCGCGACACGCCTGGAAGATGCAGTTGGCCTTGATGCCGTTCCGGACCGCCCCTCGAGTCAGGACGGCTTCATTGAACGCCTTGTACTTGATTTTAGCCTGATACAGGACAGCCTCGGGCAAGTTTAGAATTTGCTTTCCAACCTTGTCGAGAGATAGGTACGCGTGGAAAAGTGCCCTGTCTCTGTGATTCATGGTCGAATGCTGATGAATTCGAGCCATGCGCATCTGCTTGTACGTCCCGCCTTTCCAGGTCCCAGCGACCCTGATGAGCGTCCCTTGGCCCCAGGCCATCGAAAAGTGGTCGGTGTTCACGGGGGCGCCAACACGCGACGGATCAGCACTCTGCCCACTGTCGTCCATCCCGGAGCGCCACTCAGCCTCTTCAGAAACGTACGCCTCGTCCACCCGACCGCATTCCGTACATACGGGAAGGTCGTCATAGACGTTGAACGACTTGCGTCCGCCGCATTCGCAGTGGTACTCGTCCACGGACAGGCAGGGAGGAGGGCTCGGCGGCCGAAGAGATTCGAACGCGGCCCACGCCGCCTGTTCGATTTCCATTGGGCACCAAGTCAGGGTGCGGCACCCTGGCCAGAAGAAAACATCTTTTCTTTGTAATGGCGTCAGTACCCGCGCCCGTCGTTGATCACATTAAGCGCTCGACTATTCAGGACCTGGCCTCCAAGTCCCCTTTCAATATCTTTAACGTGGTGGCCGTGGTGGCCATCCTTGTCATTGGCTATTTCCTGTACAAAAAGTTCAACAAGAAGTTCGCTCAGGGCGCCATCCGCATGCCGGTGATGGCGACCCGTCCCGCGTCTCAGGAGGCGGCCCCCGTGGTGGTCGAGACGACCCCCGACGAGCCGGAGGACGAGTCCAAGGAGGACTGAGACCAAGGGGAGTCGCGCAGCGACTCAGTCTTGTGATCCCCAAATCTCATCCACAACGCCCCACTTGAGGCACCGCTTCGAGTCCATGTACAGGTCCCGCCGGAGAAGCTTCTCAAGCTTGTTTTCGGGGACCTGCGTCTCTTTCAGATAAATTTTGCGAAACCTTTTCATAAATTTCTCGAGGTTACCCATTTGGTCCTTGAAATCCTCAAACTTCCCCCACTGCCCGTCCATACTGAGTTGATGAATCAGTACGTACGAGTTGGGAGTCATGTAGCGGGTCCGCCCGCCCAAAAGTATGAACGTCGCCGCAGAGGCGCACACACCGTCTGCGATCGTCCGCACTTTCACGGACCTGGAGAGGCTCGCGAGACAGTCCATGGCGCTCAGGCCCGAATGGAGGTCACCCCCTTCAGACTTGATGAAGACGCGAATCTCAGGCTTGGCGTGCTCGAGACCCAGGTCCAAGTGCCTGTGGCGGAGCTCCTGGGCCAGCTTTTTCACTTTCAAATTAAGCTCCAAGACCGAATCCTCAGACACATCGCAATGAAAGTAAATGTCCGACCCCTGGACCTTTACGAACTCAAACTCGGGCTCTGGTACGGGCTGAGCCATTTCTTGATTGTACTGAGGGTCTTGGGCTTTAACTTGCGCAGGGGGCTCAAGTGGCTCATCACGTCCACGTCCTGTGGCTGAATCCCGTACTCGCGTAAGATTTCGTAATCGCCCGCCTCGGCTCTATCCCTGAGGATCATGAGAGCGTCCAGGTCCAGGTCCATCCGCGGAACCCTCCGAGACATCAATTTGATTTTCTTATTTCGCATGCAAATGTTTTGGTATTTTGTCCAGGTCGACCCTGGTTTGAGCGGCGTCTTGAGCGTGTGGCCTATGGCGACTGCAGGGAGGATGCACCCGACCAAGTTGAAGTACGGTAGGAGATCCCACGAGCCGGAGAATACCCGATCTTCTATGACGTCAGCCTGACTAAAGTAGTCGGCGATCAGAGCTAGATCCAGCCGGGCCTTTTCTGGTGCTTCGACGTAATTTGCATTCAAAATTGAGGCCATGTTTCCAGGTTCGGACACTGGGTGACCCACAAAGTCGGCCGGGTTGACTTTCGAATACATGGATACCAGGGCAGTCACGAATTCTCGAGGAGAATTGAAGTCGTCTGGGGTGTCCGACTTGAACTCGAGAGATCTGAAGACCCATCTCAGATCCCCCTTGGACGCGTGTATATTTTCGTCGGTCGCATCTGGGCACAAGGTTTTGATCTCTGCAAAAGTCTTCAGTGGAAATTCATGGATCTCAATTTCAAAATCAAATTTGGGGACAATCTGTGAAGTGACTATGAATGGACCGTTGGTTGGGGGTTCGATCAGGTCACGAAGTCCGACCAGGTCGGTCAGAGTTTCGTACTCGTCCAGAAGTATAGGGATTTCAGTCCCTCTAATTTTCTCCAGAAATTCATTCGTGTCTTGGCGGGACCGCAGAATTTCTGAAGTCAATTCGACAAAGTTGGGTCCTATGGCTTTCCGGGCGGCCCACGACTTGCCTATACCCGACTTGCCCAGAAGACATACGACCCTCGGAAATTCGTTCACAGATTTTTGTACAGACCTCGTAAGGTAGTACCTATCCATGGCTGACACTGATGATGAGTCAGAGGAGACTCTTACGAGACAGGTTCTAAATATGATACTCGAAAATCACGCACTCAGGGATAGCGTGTCGCCTTACCTTACTGGGTACCTTGTGTTTAACGTCGTCATCTTGATACTTTTGATTTATATCTCCGTAAGAATTAGCCTGAAATGACCTCCGGTCCGGTGCGTCTGCGTCGGGCGACGAACGGCATCCACAAGTTCATGGCCATTTTCCCAGATGGCAAGGTTGTGAGGTTCGGACGCAAAGGATTTTCTGATTACACTTTACATAAAGATCCAGAAAGGATGAAGCGTTACTTGACCCGGCACCGCAGGAGAGAAAACTGGACGCGCGCAGGCGCCAAGACGGCGGGGTTTTGGTCACGGCGAATCCTATGGTCCGAGCCGAGCTTTCAGGCGGCCCTACGCAGGACCCAGAAGGTTTTGGGACGGAAAATAGTCTTGGTCAAGTAGTAGATGTGGCAAGTACTCGGCGTAGTAGGCCTGGTCCTTTTGATTGCCTCTATAGTTATGGCTGTATTTGCCGCCAGGGAGAAGAAGGCCGAGATGCCCAACAGGGCTAAGATGGCCGGTCTTATTGTCGGTGCTGTCGTTTCAGGTCTCTTGAGTCTGATGGCCTTTGGTGCTGCATTCAAAAACAGAAGCGACGAGGGCGGCGCAGCCGAACAACAGGTGGAGGAGACGGTCGCGAATGAAAAGTTGGGAGAGGCGCGGGCGGCTGAAACCGCTGCAGAGAATAAGATCAGTGCGGCCAAGAACGCCGCACTCGGTGGAAACGCGGCGGGCGCGGCCAAGCTCGTAGCGGAGGCCAGAAACCTCGAGGCGACTGCGGCCGCAAACGTCGCGGCGGCTGATTTGGCTGCTAAACAGGAGGTGGCTTCGACGGTTCCAGAGGCCGAAGCGGCTCTCGAAGCGGCCAGGGCGGCCAGGGCGGCAGCCGAGGCGAACGCAGCAAAGGCCCTTGCTACCAAGGCGGCAACCGAAGTGGCGAATGCGACAGCTGCCCAGACGAAGGCTCGGGCCAATGCGGCCAGCCAAAAGGCTGTACAGGCTGCGCAGCTCGCCGAAAAAATCAGGGCAAATGTGGCGACGGCCGCCAATCGGGCTACGAAAGTATCCACTGCTGCCGCGGCAGCCGCGGCTCTTGCTGGTTAAAAGAAAGAGGTTCAGTTTGATAAATGATCGTTGGTCTCGTGGGGCGTGCCCGGTCCGGGAAGGACACCGCGGCTCGTGTGCTCGCCCCCGAGTACACACTGAAGAGAATGGCCCGACCCGTAAAGGATGCATGCAAGGCCCTTTACGCGTGGACTGATGAAGCGCTCGAGTCGGAGCTCAAGGATTTTAAGAATGAATTTTGGGGACTGACGCCCCGTGCGACGATGGTTCACCTGACGCACCAGATCAAAGAGTACATGGGTCAGGACTTTTTCACCCGTAGATTCTTTGCCGAGTGGGACGGTAAGACGCCAATCGTCATCCCGGACATCCGGTACAGTAGTGACGTCGACGAGATTCACAGGCGTGGAGGAGTCACCATCAGAATCATCCGGCCGGGGGTGGTACTGCACGAATTTGAAAACGGAATTGAAAGCCTCCGGACAACTTGGACGGTCACGAACGACGGGACGGTCAGGGAACTAGAGCTGAAAATAAAAGAGCTGCTTAAATTAAAAGGATGATTTCTCCGCCCATGCTTCCCGCCATCATTTCAGCCCTGGCCGGCCTGGTCCTCTTTATGTTGTGGGTCGTGACCGCCACGTCTTGGGTATCTGTGACTGAAGAGCAGAAGGCCAAGGCGACGAAGGGGCTTCCGTACGTTGCGGGTGTTTTTGCGTTGGCGACAGCCGTCAACCTATTTTATCAGTTTAAACCCGACGCCTCCTCCAAAACGGTGATACAGTCGGCCAGCACGGCCATCTAGATGGTGTGGTGGTGGTGCTGACTCAGATCGACGGTCTGCGAGTGACCGGAGGCCTGGCAGCTCACGGCGGCCGAGAGGCGATTGAACGCCTCGGGCGTCCGGTTGCCGTCGTAGTTCATGGTGCAACCGGGTGCGATGCCGATGGAGCTGGCCTCGGCAAAGGCATCTTGGTTCGCGCCCAGGTACGCAAAGGTCCAGCCATCCTTGGTCTTGGCCTCAATCAGGTCCTTGATGTGAGCCTTGGTGAATTTGTGGCTCGCATTCTCGAGGCCGTCCGTCAGAATCACAACGGACGGGTTCGAGGCGCCCTTCCAATCCTTGATGAGACGCCCGATGGCGTCCAGAAGAGCAGTTGACCCGCGGGGCTTGTACGTCTCACGGGTCAGAGGCTTGATGTCGTCAATATTGGTCCGCTCACACGTGACCTGATACTCGTGATCGAACTGGACCAGAGTCAGAGTCCCGCCGGTGGCCTTCTGGTCGGACAGAAACGAGTTGAACCCACCGATGGTGTCGTCCCAGCAGGACTCCATAGAGCCGGAGACATCGAGCAGGAAGACGCGGTCCATTCTTACTTGTTGTTGAGGCGTCTGGCTTTAACCCGACGTATGTGCTTTGAGCGTGACGCTGACCTCAGTCGGTGTGAGACTGGCGAGAACATCGCATTATTTTTCGCACCCTCGAGGAGCAATTTCATCCATCGAGGCATCTTGTTATTTCCATACCCCTTGGGACCATATGCTGGTGAATCACTTGTCATTTGAATTTTGGATAGAAATAAAAATCTCCATAACACCTAGAAGTCTTACTTCTGATGGTCGGCGCTGGAGTTCTCACAGAACTCCTCCGTACACAAAATCCTGAAGATTCCTGTTACGTTTATGAACTGGGCATTCTAGAACGGGCGTACAAAGAGTGGACGCGGGTATTCCCGACCATCCGTCCATTCTACGCCGTCAAGTGCAATCCGGATCCAAGAATCGTAGAAACCCTCGCGAACTTGGGTTCTTCGTTCGACTGTGCAAGTCCCGCCGAGATTGATCTCGTGTTAGGAATGGGCGTCGAGCAAGAACGGATTATATATGCGAACCCGTGCAAACGCCGACAGGAGATTGCACATGCGAAGAATTCAAATATAAAATTGACCACATTCGATTCCGAATGTGAATTGGAAAAACTGGCGGAGGGGGGATGGCACCAGGTCGTCCTTCGGATTCGTGCCGACGATCCAGAGGCTCGATGCAATTTAGGAATAAAATATGGAGCCGAAAAACATGAATGGTCAGACCTCATGGCCCGGTGTCAGACCCTAGGTCTTGCGTTGGTTGGAATTTCATTCCACGTTGGATCAATGGCCAGGAACCCATCTGCATTTAAGAATGGAATTATGTTGGCCATGGAGGCTGTTGAGCTTTCCAAGAATTTCAATTTTGATCCAAAAATAATAGACATCGGGGGAGGCTTCTCATCGACCAACGTCTTTGACCTCGGTCCTGTACCTGAACAAATTAATGAAACTATTTCCAATTTAGATCCAAAATATATTTTCATAGCCGAGCCGGGAAGGTATATGGTCGAGCACATGGCCACCCTCGTGACTCCGGTCATGGGGGTCAAGGGGGGAGGGGTCACAATTTCAGAGTCCCTCTACGGGGCTTTCAA